CTAATAGTCAGTCGAAAATTCAAATCGAGCCACCATCCGACGCTGCCATGGGGCGCTGAACGGGCTTTCCGTTACACCGTGGCCGCTATAGGCGTGGATGAAGCGTGCATTCGTGCCCGGATCGGACATCAGCCCCAGATGCTTGGCCACTGCCCCGCTCCGCATCCGAAAAAGCAACACATCGCCCACCGCCGCATCGTCTCGGGCCTTGGTGCGCAAATGTCGCAAGGCCGCGCGCCACAGGCGTTCTTCGCCCTGGGGTTCCGACCAGTCCATCGAATAGGCCGGGATCGCCTCAGGCTCTGGCCCAAGAACCTCGCGCCAGACACCACGCAACAGGCCCAGACAATCGCAGCCTGCCCCTTTGGTAGCACTTTGATGCACGTAGGGCGTGCCAATCCAGCCGCGCGCCGCCGCCACGATCAGATCGCCTTGGGTCATCATCGCAGGGATCCACCGTTGTTGGCGCTGGTGGATTTGGGTACCGCCATCATCCAGTCTTCGTTCGGCAGATCAGGAAACCCTTGGAAATTCAGCAGATTGTTGAACTTGAGCCGACAGGTCTCCATGCGTTTGTCGCACCCCGCCACCAACCGAACCTGCGTGCACGTTCCGATGGCACCGCGGATCGGTTCCCACAGCTCAATCTCGCGCAAGCCGTCAATGCGGCGATCATGTTTGATCATGCCCCACAGACCTGCCGCAGGTCCGTCCAAAACCTCAAGACGCCCGCGGACGAACCAGCCATCATCGTAGCCTGGCAAATCCTGCCACTGAAACACACGGCCATCCTGATGCTGTTCGACATCGGTCGTTTCGGCATAACCTGCCGCGCCCAGGTCAAAGCCGCAGGCGATATCGCCCAAAACCGCGGAACATGGTTTTTGATAGATGCGACCCAAAGGACGGTTCAACGCCTCTGTTAGTCCTCGCAACTCGGCCTGAAACGCGCCACCGGCGCGACGGAGTTCACCGATTGATCCTCGAAACAGCACGCAGCGCTGTGTCACATCGGCCCAATTGACGCGCCAGCAAAGTACCTCGGCCCCATCATAGCGCCCCTGCTCAATCTCGTCTTCTCGGATCGCCGCGTGGCTCAGCGCGCCCATGGCTTCGGTGTTGTCCACCGACAGCCCAGTGCTTTGCGACAGCGCGCGCGCACTCAGCCCGCTATCGGCACGAAACTGCATCCCGTCAAAAGACAGCGGCATATCGTGATCGGTAAAGGTCAGTTCAACCCCGTCGCGCCGGCGGATCGCCCAAGCGTGACACATGGTTGTCAGACCCGTCGTTGCATGCGCGATCAGCGCCTCATTCATTTCAGCCATCAGACACGCACCTCGATCACTGGCACATTTGGCACTTGGCCCGCCTGAAAACTCGCGACACTCACGAGGATCCGGTCGGTGTCAAAACGCACCGGCACGTCAAACTCATAGCCAGCAGACACCACCATGTCCCGGTCAGGGGCATTGCCAAAACGGACGATACCCGTCGCCGTGTCGATTTCATAATCAACAGCCTCTTGCAGTTCATCCTGCTCGACACCGACACGCACGCTGCCCTGCACCGGCTTGGTAATCGGGCGGAAATAACTGTGCCCCCCCGATGCATAGGTCTTGATCAACTGGAAATCAGTCTGCACCCCATCGCCAAAGCCGATCACCTGATCGTCAAAGGCAACCGTGATCGACGACCCGCAGGATTTGAAATCAGCCCAGTCCTTCCAGCGAAACCCGTACATCTGGCCATAACGGGCCTCGAAGAACGCCGTGAGCGCCTGCACGTCATCGATTGACCGCATGCCAAGCCCGGCATCAAAGACGCGGCGCGAATGGGCCCACGGCGTGTTGCGTTCTTCAAACCCGTTGGCAAGGGTGACCACGTCGGTGCGCCGCTGCGGCCCACCGACCGACCCAAAGCTGAGGCTGGGTGGAAATCTGACATCGTGAAAATTCATATCTCTGCTCCTTTAGCGGTTGCGGTTGCCACTGCTTAGCGCGCGGGACATTTGCGCTGCGATCTGGCTTTGACTGCGCTGAAAACCCTGCACATCAGGGGTGGAGATATTCATGACCACAGTAGTCCCGCCGCTGCCGCCACCTTTGACGCCCAGCTTGCCATCGGGGCCGCGTGCCAGGGGCATGATCGCCTCCGGTCCTGCCTCGCCCATCACGCCCATGCCGCCGCGCATCCCGAACCCCGTCGCACTGCTGACGATGCCGCCTTGGGCGAAGGGCATGACCTTGCCTTGCGAAAACGGCGCGCCATTGGCAAAGGGCAGAATACCCTGGACCAGTGATCCGACCCCTTGGCTGATCAGACCGCCAAGGTGATCGGTTACAGGCTTCATCGCCGCGTTATAGGTCGTGTTCACCATCGACCGCGCCACCGTTGAAAGCGCATCCGACAGCTTGAGCCCATCAAACGCAACGCCGTTAAAGGCGCGGCGCAACCCGCGGCTCAGCCCTTTCTCCAGCGTCGCTACGTCTTTGCCCGTGCCCGACAAGGCCGTGCGCATCCGGCGTAGTTCACTGTCAAAACCGGACACCAAGCCGCTGGTTTCGGCCAACGTGCCGTTCAGCCGTTCGGCACCCTCCCCAAGGTTGTCGAATGTATCGTCCGTCATCACATGTCCCTTTCCGAACTATCAGGATAGGCCGCCATCAGCGCCGCCAATCCATCGCTCAGCAGCGGTGCCTGCGCTGCGGTCGTGCCCAACATCAGCTGCAGCTCGGCTGGGGTCAGCGCCCAGAACTCCGCTGGCGTCAGTCCCAGCCCCTTGAGCCCCGCCCGCATCAAAGCGGGCCAATCGAGCCCCTTGACCGCTGTCACGCAGGCACCACAAAAGCACGCGCCAGCAGTTCCGCCGCAGCCTTCGCCGCCCCCATCGGGCCGCCGTCGATGGTGGCATTGCCCAATGACGTTTCGGTCACATCCATTCCACCAGCCCGCAAACCCGCCACCAGAAGCCGCAAGACATCACGGCTGGAAAAGCTGTTGCTCTCGAAGCGTTCGACCAGCGACAGCAACGACGGCTCGTCCAACGCGTCCTCAAGCTCGGCCAATGCGCCCAGCGTCAGGCGCGCCACATACCGTTGACCATCGATGATCAGGGCGACGTCTCCTCTCCAAGGATTGGCCATACGCTTAGATCCCTGCTGTTGGATCGACGGTCACATCGGGTGTGAAGATCAACTGCCCGGCAGATTGCAAGCTCAGTTCATAGGTCGCCTCGCCGTTCAACGATCCGCCATATTCAATCGAGGACACCTGAAAAGGACCCTCAATGATCCCAAAGCTGGGGATCACGATCTGGAAATCCGGCGTCAGCCCGTCAAAGAACAACTGGCGTGCGCGTTCGTCCGTTCCCGCATCGCGGAACACGCCGGAACCACTGATCGCGGCCGATCGCACGCCGGCACCCGCCAGCAACTCGCGCCAGCCGCCATCACTGTCCAAGGATGTCACCTCGACCGGCTCTGCGTTGAAACTGATGCGCGTGGCGCGCAGACCCGCGATGGTTTCGAACTGACCGTCGCTCGTCATGTCCACTTTGACCAAAAGGTCTTTACCTGCTTGAACAGCCATATCTCGTCTCCTGGTTTATTGAATGGGATGAAGGTCTTAGCCGTCCTGCACCCGTGCGCGGAACTGCATGTCAATCTGGCGCGCCTGCGCTGCACTAATGAATTTCGCCGAAGCCCGCTCGAACTGAAGACTTACCAGACGCCCCCGGCTCAGGGTCAGATCCCTGTTGTGCAGCGCGTCACTGATCGCACCGGCGACGCCCTTGGCATCGGCATATCCAGGCGCGGTGCTGACAATAGCGACGCTGAACACATGGATCGCACCCGCGCCTGTTCCGTCCGACGCATCGCGCACTTCTTCTTCGCCCAAACGAACATAAAGCGGCGGCACGTCACCTACGGGAATGGCGTCAAAGATCGCATCATCGATCAACCCGGCCAAGGCTGCATCCGATGAAAGCGCCGCAAAAACCGCAAGTTGCAGCGGTGCTGAAACAGCATAGCTCATACCACGACCTCCTCTTGGGCCAGACAGACCAGATAACGTGCATCCTGATCCTGCTCAGACACAGTCTGGATCTTGAAGACCCGCGTCCCTTCGCGAAACCGCTGCTGGGGTTCGGGGCGTTCGGGGCTGCCAAAAGGGGCAGCACGCACGGTGATGGCAAAGCCCATGCGGCTGATCGGAACGCTGGCCTGCGCCGCCTCGCGCCCACCGCGCGCCTGCACGTCGGCCCAGACCGTGCCCAAAGCCACCCAGGTCTCGCGATAGCCCCCGGCCCCGTCCACCAGCCGCGTCGGTGCCTCAAGCACAAGACGACGGTTTAACTGAAGCACCGTCATCGGCTTGCTCCGACGCCGATACGCAGGTTGCGGTAGCGTTCAATAAGACTGCTGACGCCAAAGGGCATGCAGCCATCGCTCAGGTTTGTTTCGTGGCGGAATTCGTAATAGTGGGCTGCCAGCAAAAACACGGCTTGCTTCAGATCCGCAGGAACCTCCGCCCATGTCGCGCCGAACCCCGCCTCAAGAGCGATCACCACGGACCCGGCAGTCGGAATGGTGGGCAGCAAAGTGCTGGTCGGGCGCAGGGTGGGCCGCTGCATGTCGCGCTCAAGCCAATACCGTTCAGGGTCGATCACCGTCTCGACCCCGTCGCGCGCGATGATGGTGACGCTACTGACCATCTGCACCGGAGCAACCGGCAAGCCCTGGCCTTCGGGGGTGCGCCACGCCATCAGGGACCAGCTGAAATTACGCCGGATCAGCGCCTTGCCCGTGCGCGCCTCGATAGCCGCCAAGGCGGCCCGCAGGAAGCTGACCAATACCTCGTCTTGCAGCGTATCCGTATCAAATCCGGTGCCCAATCGCAGATGCCCCTTGAAGGCGTCCACGGGAAGTGCGGCATCCGGCACGCTTGTCTCTTCGATCAACATCATGGAACGTCTCCAATTATTCCGTTCTTCCCTGTCCCCCTAAGGGACCCGGGCGCGCACCCGGCTGCATTGCTCGGTCGGAGGGAGCAGCTAGGACAATGCACCCACACCATCGGCACGCGCCCGGACCGGGGCCAAGTCGCCCCGGCCCCGTCTTCGACCCCGCTTTACGCGATGCCGAATTTCAGAAGCTTGATCGCAGCAAAGTCGCTCACGTCGCCGCCCACGCGCTTGGTGGCATAGAAGAGGACATGGGGTTTGGCGCTGAACGGATCACGCAGAACGCGCAAATCCGGGCGCTCCGCCACGGTGTAGCCAGATGCGAAATCACCGAACGCGACCGAGAATGAATCCGTTGCATTGTCAGGCATGTCTTCGGCCACCAGCACCGGATAGCCCATCAAACGCGCAGGTTCGCCCTGTGCCAGACCGTCCGACCACAGGAAACGCCCGTCCATGTCCTTGAGCTTGCGCACATGACCTGCGGTTTTCGAGTTCATCACGAAGCTTGCCTGCGCACGGTATTGGGCACCCAGGGCATAGACCAGATCAACGACAGAATCCGCGGTAACCTCACCATCGACACCCGTCGGTACATATCCAAGGTTGCCCCAGGTCCAGACGTCATTGTCAATCTTGTCGTGGGCCAACAGACCTTTGGGCTTGTCGATACCATCGCCGCTGATGAACGCCGCCGCCTCGGCCCGCGAGAATTTATCGGCGATGCGCCCCGCCAGCCAGCCTTCGATGTCAAAGGCGGAATCGTCCAGCAAACGCTGTGACGCTTTCGGCAAAGCGCTCAGTTCGTGCAGCTGGATGGTGATGCGGTCGATCTGCGGCGTGCCGGTTTCGGCCACCGCATTGGTTTCGGTCGCCCAACCGGCGGCCATATCCGCATGGTCGACCAAAACATCATAAGACGTGGCTTCGACCTGAACGACCGATGCAATGGCACGGATCGACGCGGTGGCATTCAGCACCGATTTCACCCGGTCTGACGTCTGCGGATCCACCAGATAGCCGCCATCGGAATTCACCGCCGAAGACAATGCCTTGCTTTCCATCTCAAGCCCACGCAGGCCATCATCATCTCCGTTGCGGATATAGGCGTTCATCGCCTTTTGATGTGGCGCAGCCGCGTCAACAGCCCCCCCCCAACGGAGTACGCGCAGGCAAAGTCATTTTACGGTCCAACATAGTCATTCGCTCTTCTGTTTGTTGCAACTTGGTCTTCATTTCGGCCTGAAAGCCTTTGAAATCATGCACAAAGCCTGTCACGGCCTGGCGGACTTCCTCTGCGGCAGACGCAGGCGCGCCCCGCGTCTTGGTCTCAATCTGGTCCATCCACATACCCTTGGTTAAAGTTGAAATTCCCCACGCAGGGCTTTCACCGCGTCAACTCCTGGCGCGCCTCTTCGAACGCAGCTGCCATGTCGCGCAGTACGTCTCCCACAGCGGAAAAATCGCTTTTCGCGGCAACCCGCGCCGTGGGTAGCATTGGAAAGGTCACAAGCGAGACTTCCCAAAGATCAAGTTCGGTCAGCAGGCGCTGGCCTGCGTGATTCTTGGCCGCGCGCACCGTTCGGTAGCCGATGCTCAGCCCGTCGATCGCGCCCGCCGCAATCAGCGCCGCTGCCTCACGGCCCTTGGCGACGCTGTCCAGAATACGCCCCTTGACCCACAGGCCACGGGCATCCTCGCGGACCTCGTCCCACACGCCGATGGGTTGGCTTGGGTCGTGCTGCCAAAGCATTTTGATCCGGCGATCGGCCTTTGCACCTGCAATCAACGACGCCCCATAAGCGCCTTTCGCAACCACGTCCCCGCCTTGATCGACACTGCCAAACAGGCTGGCATACCCGCTGATCTCGGTTCCCCCCTCGACGGTGATGCCCTCACCGAACCTCGCGAACTTATGCTCCAGCCCAGTACCAAGATCGGGCAAGGCTCCCTCGGTCCCCGACCGCAGGCCGGGGTGTATCATGTCAGTATCCACGATAGTCTCCTTTGAAATTCAGATCGTCAGGGTTGCACCACCAGAAAGGATTGCACCCCTTGCGCAAGGATCACCGCCACCACGCCATAAACCGTCAGCCACAAACGCCGCTCAAGACGCTCCATCATCTCTTCCAGCCGGTCCAAACGGTGCAAAAGGTTTTCATGGTGAATGGCACTGACCCTCTCATGGGCCTGCAATCGCAACCCCGGTGCACATTCAAACCGCTCGAACTGTGGCACCTCACTCATCTGCCGCCACCGCTGGCAAGCCCAGCAGGCTGCGCTTTTCCGCCTGGGTCAGAAACTCGGCTCCGGCGACCCTTGCCCATTGCGCGTCGCGCTCCTGCGACAAAGCCGATACCTGATCAAGATCCGGCTTGAGGGCCACGGCATCGCCGGAAAACCCAGACAACCAATGGGCCAGGGATGCGGTCACCCGCGTCGCCAAGGGCAAGACCGTCAACCGGTAGAACGCACGATGCGCCTCTTGATAATTGGCGTAGGTCGCATCCCCCGCGATCCCCAGCAGCATCGGCGGCACTCCGAATGCCAGCGCAATCTCGCGCGCAGCGGCCTCCTTGGTCTTGTGAAACTCCATATCCGAGGGTGAGAACCCCATCGGCTTCCAATCCAGCCCACCCTCCAGCAGCATCGGCCGCCCGGCGTTGCGCGCTCCCTGATGATGGCTCTCCATCTCGCTGACCAGGCGATCATATTGGTCGTCGCTCAACTTGCCCTGGCCTTCCGCGCCGCGATAGATGATCGCCCCAGACGGGCGCGCGGCATTGTCCAGCAGCGCCTTGCTCCACCGCGAGGCGGAGTTATGCACATCCATCGCCATCGCCGCGGCTTGCATGGGGCTGAACCCGTAATGATCGTCCTGCGGGTGGAAGTTCTTGATGTGGCAGACAGGTGTCGCAGGTCCGCTTGCATCAAACCGATGCTTGCGTCCGCCGACGGCATATTCGTAAGCGACCGGCCAGCCATCCGCACCAGGAACCACCGACATCCGGTCCGACCGCAGCACATGCAGTTCAATCGGAACGCCTGCTTCGGCCCCCACCGCCTCGACATAACCATTGCCCGACAGCAGCAACTGCGCATAGAGCGCCTCCAGCAGCTCCGCCCGCCCCTGCGCCCCATTGGGACGGCTCACCAGCTCCATCAACGGATGGGTTTCATAACGCCGATCGGCATCTTGCAACACCAGAGGCAAAGCCGCCGCTGCCTCCGCGATCAACTTGACCGATCGGAACCCGACCGGATTACCGCAAAACCCCAGCCGCGTCAGGCTGACGGCATCACGCGGGCTCCAGGCGACCCGGCCGCTGGTCTGATAGGCAACCACAGGCCCCGTCGCCGAGGCTTTCTGCGCTGGCGTTTCAACCGCCGCTCCACGCCTCAGAAAATCAAAAACCATATCGCCTACTCCTTGTCTGCCCTGCTCATCGCCTGTGCATCTTCCGCCCGATCAAAATGCCAATAAACTCTTAACGCCCCCGCAACTGACCGAACGCTGCCCCCGCAACACCGCCTCCGCTTCATTTTGCCAAATAAACTCTCCCCGAAGGGCCAATCCGCTCCGCCTTCCCCCCTCACAGCAACCGCACGCCGGGCGACCGCCAGCTTGCCGCAGGCTCGATCATCAACTCATGCAATGCCCAGACCAAGGCGTCGACGCGGTCGGGCGACCCGCTGCCCTCAAACCCGCGTGCGGTCATCCGGCACATCTGATCCTCCAGCGCAACCAGACCTGCCACATGGCCCACCCGTCCCTGCTCATACAGCGCCGCCACAGGCTCTGCGCGCGCGACCTTGCCCCGCGAGGCGTGGACGGACTTCAGCGGCACCAGCGGATCAATCTGGCGCAGCACCTCGCCAACCATCAGCCCGCCTTGGTTGGTCTCAACCACCAAACGGTCCGCGCCATACTGCTCCATCGCCGAAACCGCCGCCCGCGCCCATCCCGACGGGGTCGCCCCCTGTGCTGTGCAATCCGCCAGGACCACAGCCCGCCAGTTTTGCGGTGCCCCTTGGGTTTGCGCGCCAACCACCACGATGCCGCATTCATCTGATCCCGCCCCGGCAGTCGTCGCCGGGTCCACCCCGACCACGATGCGATCAAACGTTGGCAGCTTTTCGATACGGCCACGCTCCAACATCTCCGAGGTCCACAGCGCGCCCTCGGCATCCGCCAGCAGCACGCCGTCCAGTTCCTGCCGTCCCAGCCGTGTCCCGCGATAACGCGCGCGCACCTCCTCCAGAAACGACCCCGCCAGATTTGCGGCATTCGCCTCGGTCGGGGCATGGGTGGTGACAGTCGATGGCGACGCCAGCAGCTTTTTCAGAACATCGACATTGCGTGGCGTCGTCGTCACGCATACCCGCGGGTCCTCCCCCAATCGCAGCGCAAACTGCAACTGATCCCAGGTTTCTTCCGCCTTTTTCCATTTGGCCAATTCGTCCACCCACGCGGCATCAAACTGCGGGCCGCGCAGGCCTTCGGGGTCATGGGCCGTATGCACCGACGCCACAGCGCCATTGGGCCAGACCAGCCGTTTTCGGGTGGCCTCCCAATCGGGACGCCTGTCCGCAGGCGAACAGGCCAAAATCCCGCTGTCACCAAAGATCATCACCTCGCGCACCTGTTCAATCGTCTCGCCGACCAGCGCCACGCGGCGGCAACGCCCTGCATCCAGTGGCCGCGCCCCTTCCACCATCGACCTTACCCATTCAGCGCCCGCACGGGTCTTACCTGCACCGCGGCCACCCATGATCACCCACGACCGCCACGTGCCGTCAGGGGGCAGTTGATGCGGCATTGCCCAAAACTCGAATAAAAAAGGGAGAGCCAAAAGCTCTCCCTCATCCAGTTCATTCAGAAACTGGTCTTGCAGCGCCGCATCGGCGGAGCCGATCCAGCTTGCACCCGATGTCAGCCCGCGCTCGGTCAAGATCGAGCGCGTAGCCTCCGCGGGCAATGCCCGCTTGTCTGTTTCGGCAGTCAC